GTATTCGACAAGACTAAAGAATTTAGAAAAGGTTTAGAGAAGCTTTCTAGGGAGGATCTTCTCGAAATAATCCGTGCCCAAGATCCAGAGTTGATTAAGCAGATTAACAGGATTGAATGGGTTTTTGAAAATAAGCTTGGACATTTAAGCTGGAATGATGGATCTACTGTCATGAGTAGGCCATTGACTAATCAAGAGCTAGCTTTATTGATAGATGAGCCATTTGAAGTTGACAAAACACTTTTAGATGCTGGTATTAGTACGGAAAGTCAAAGGCAGCTTCATGTCTCTAAAGACAGTGTTACATGGGCAAAAAACTTTTTAGGAGTTAGTCCTAGAGTTTATCAGATTTTGATTTTAAGAGATCCCTCACTCAGAAAAGTTCTTAGAGCTGGTCGTCGTTTGGGTAAAACTTTTTCTATGGCAATTCAGCTTCTACACTATTCCTATACGAGGAAAGATGGCAGGTCTTTGGTTGTTGCGCCAATGAAAACTCATGTAGAACTTATCTATCAAGAGATTTTGAGGATTGCACAAAAAAATGATGTAGTTATGAATTCTATATCAAGAAAAGTTACCAGTCCTCAATTTATGATTCAGTTCTCAAATGGATCAACGATAAGATTCTTTACTTCTGGTATGAGATCAGGTGGAAAGTCTGACGTAGCTCGTGGCCAAGAGGCTCACCTTATTATCTTAGACGAGATGGACTATATGCATTCCGGGGACCTAGATGCTCTTTATGCTATGCTACAGAAGACCGCCGAGGATCAACCAGATAAAGTTCTCATGGGTGCCTCCACTCCAACCGGTAGAAGGGAGAGGTTTTGGGAATGGTGTAGATCGGAAAGATTTAGGGAGTTTTGGTTTCCTTCATACTGTAATCCATTTTTTAGTAAGGAGCAAGAAGAAGAGTTTAGGGAGCAATATTCTTCTTCTGGATACAGGCATGAAATTGAAGCTGATTGGGGCGAAGATTCTGAAGGTGTATACCCTAGAAAATTTGTTGATATAGCTTTTAAAAGTCCTTCATGGGATTATGTAGACGAGGTAACTTCTGCCAGGTCCTTTCATACGATTGGCGTTGACTGGGATAAATATGGAGCGGGAACTAATATAGTTGTATGTGAAGTTTGTTCTGATTCTTACGAAGAGGAAAGATTTAGAGGCAAGGTAAAAGTTTGCTACAGAGAAGAAATAGGTAAGAGCGAATACACATTAACTAAGGCTGTAGATAGAATTATAGAACTTAACCATCAATTTAACCCTAAACATATTTATGTAGATAGAGGGTTTGGAGAAGTTCAGGTTGAACTACTAAGGAAGCATGGTGTAGAAAATCCCAATACAAAACTTAAAGACAGGGTAAAGGGCATTGGTTTTGGTGAAAGTGTTGATGTTAGAGATCCGTATACTAAGTTAATGATAAAAAAAGAAATGAAACCATATATGGTGGATAATCTGAGGCAGTTTCTTGAAAGGGAAAATATTTGTTTCCCGGAATCAGATGAGCAGCTCTATATGGAGTTGATTTCTTATGTTGTCGTTAGAACTACTGCTACCGGTCGGCCGGTATTTGAGGCTGGAGGCTCAGCTATGGATCATGCACACGACGCGCTAATGCTCGCTTTGCTAGCAATAACAGATAACTATGGTGATCTTAATAATATGAAATCAGCTAATTTTTCAGAGTCATTTTCAAATAAATTCTATATGCCACTAGCCAGTACGAGTGACGATGATGAAGGTGATAAGATTACTAAGCAAGTTTTGTCTAGCAGAGTTTCCTCAATGGGTTCAAGATCTTCATTCAAGAGAAGGTCTAATGATACTTTCAAGAGATCTATGTTTTAGGATTGATTATGTCTAATATAACTGGCTCATACGAAAATAACTTATTTGGAGAGTATAATTTCTCGGATTCTTTTTCCGAGTCTCTTTCCCATGGTCAAAAAATTAAAAGACTTACAGGCTCGCAAATGCCCGAAGAAACTTTGTATTTTAGGCAGCCGTACAGTGTACCTTACGTTGAAGTAGCTAAGCATGTTGCTTTGGCAGAAAAGTCTCTAATTGAAGTTAGGGAAAAGTTGGAAAATAATCTCTTAAGTAAAATAAATGTTGATCCGTATTTAACTCCAGAATTAGAGGAAGCACATTTTCGTATTTGGGACGAAATAAAAAAGGTATACAAGAAAAATTCTAATACCACACTAGACGGCATGGCTCCTCCACCATATATATCTTTTGACGAGATTAAGTTTGCGGAGAGGTTAGATTCAAGAGCTGGTAATGTTTTGGTGGCAGAGTATCTTTCTGCAATTTCTCACACTACCTTTTCCTATATGTTTGATTTGAGAATGTTAATAAATTTAATTTATAATGAATTAGTCTGCATTAAAGGTTCTTTATATACCGATATTGGAGGTGAGTATGATACAGAATCACAGCAAAAGGTTGCAGCGCAATACTACTCATGGAGCAAGATGGCGACACATTACTCAGAGAGGATCTCGAATACAATCCTCACCAAAGCAATCGAGATCCCGTTATCCGAATTGGATAAAATCTCAGAAAAACAATCAGCGCAGCTCCAAACTGTTTTTGCGATCAAACTAAATGCGATAGATTCTGGAATAAGTGATTTAATTTCTTCTATGAAAAGAGATATGATAGATAATTGTGATATATTTTATACACAGTTCATTTCTCCTGCAATTAAATTTTCCAAAAACATAGTATCTGGACTTGAGGTAGATTTTACGACTAAAAATATGAAAGACGAAACTCCCTTTATAGCGGGAGAAGTATATGCAGCTAATTTCGTACTGCAGGGTAATTTCTTATCGATATACGCCGATTTAGTCGAGAGAATTAAATTGTTTAGAGATAATGCCGACAATGTTCTCATGTATGTCAAGGAAAAAAGAAAGTTCTCTAATTTCATAACACAGTTATCACCTAAGGGGTCTAATAAGAAAAATGTTTTAGTCACGGTTGAAGATGACCCATATGCTAAAAGGTTCGAACTTGCTATTCTAGATAACAGTACTAGAAATAATTTTGAATCTAATCACTCTAATTTAGACGGACTGCTTGACAATGATCATCCTCAGTATCTTTTAAGATCTGGTGGTGAGATAACTGGTGATATTACTTTTTCCCCTAATGCAACAATAGGCGGAATGCGCCTGTCTACTCATGCGCATAATGGTCGTGATGGATCTGCTAGAATAAAAGCTTCTGATATAGATTACACAACCGATAGGTCTTTGTCTGGTGATCAAAATTTGGTAGAGAAACCTTTATTGGTGACTATAAACCAATTTGTTCCTGAAATAACTAACGAGGGAATTCATGTTTGTGATGTGATTTTGAACATAGAATATGATGATACTAAGTTAGATAATCATGAGTTTGAAATAACGTTTGCCGAGGTGCCGTAAAATGTCTTGGTTTAAGTATTTAAAAGATGTTTCTAGCAGCAATTTTTATAGTCCTCCAGTTAAGAGGAAGCTAAAGAAAATAAAACCAGTTGAAGATATACCTAAGGGCACATGGTTTTATGTAGATGTTGAAGGTTTAAATTTAGATAAAAAATTAGATTTAAACCTTGAATCTGTAGATGATTCAAGTTCTTATGTTGTTGTATATGAAGATGAGGTTTCTGAAACAAGTTTTCAGCCAGTAAAAAGTCAAATTATTGGCAATAGACTTTTCTTCGCAGCTGCAGAAGATCACAATAAAAATGAGATAATAGCAAATAGATATATTATATATTATATGGCTAATGGAATTAAAAATCTATCTTCAAATGTTTTAAATGGAGTTACTAGGTATTATTTAGATTCAACTGATCAAGCAGACACCTATGTTGCTGATGATGAAGATGTAGATTTTGAGTATAATGTTGAATTAAATTCAAATTCTTATTATAATTTTTCATTCATTAATTCAGTTGAGCCCTGGCAGAATGGAGCCTCTTCTAATGTGGGTTCAAGTTTTTACACTATATTTAGTGGCCCCACTTTTGCAATAAGAGGATATAGGGGGCCGGATGGTGGCAAGTTAAATGTTTCTGTTACTCCAGTAGATTTAAATGCTTCTTCATCTAATAATAAGTCTTTCATAATCGACTGCTATGCCCCCAGTGTTGAGGAGAATGTCGAAATATTTAGGACATCTAATCTTTTGTATCAAGACTATAAAGCTTTATTTACTATATCAAGTTCTTCAAATGTAAATTCTTCTGGTTCATATATAAAAATTAACTCATTTTCTTTTAATTATAATGGATATTTTAGTGTTGGTGAAGAACTTCTTAAAGATGATATAAAAACAATATCAATTGGGGCAACCACGACCTCAAGCTCAGTTGTGGGTGGAATTGGCGGTGGCAGTGAGATTATTTATAATAACACATATGAGTCAGTAGATACTAGAGATGTTTTAATAAAGTTTTGGATGGAGGTTCAGTAGTGGCTATTATAA